TCTGCCGATAGCGCGGCGGAATCCATGCCGGCCTCGACGGGCACCGGCGGCTGTCGTTGCGGCGGCGGTAACGCTGTGACGCCATCCGGTCCAGCGATCGGCTTGTAGGTCAGGACCGAATAGTTGCGCTTGTTCGCGTCGTTCCACTCGGCGTGATCGTCTGTCTGCCCCTCGGCCGCGACCCACGGAGCTTTCGGCGCGAGTGCGTACCGCTCGGTCTGCGCGGTGCGCCAGTAGTTCAGCATCTGCGCCGGATCGCGCAAGAACCGCACCATGCCGAAGCGCTTGACCTTGCCGTTCAGGTCGATCGCATTGCCTTCGACGCGGACCACCGGAATATACTTGCCAGGCAGCGCGCGGCGGTCCACAACGCGCCGGCCATCGAGGCGGAACCACTGCACCACGCGGCGCGCAGAGGGCCGACTGATCGGCTCGCCCTTCGCGTTCTTCGCGGGCGTATAGCCGGTCTGCGCCTGCGTCTCTTCTGACGGCAACTCGCTCTCGAGCTTCGTCGAGCCGTCCACCATCTGATACAGCTTCTCGGGCTTCTCGTAGATGCGGAAATACTCTGCCAGGCGAATCTCTTCTTTGTTCTCCCAACCGCTGTATTTGTCGTCCTCGAAGCGCGTGTAGTCGCCCGGATCGTCCTTGCGCGGGTACGTGCGCCGGTACTCTTCGCGCGACATCGTTTCGGCGAAGATGAACCAGTGCATGTCGGAGCCGTTCGGCAGCACCGCGAGCGGGTCGATGTAGCCAGTGAGCTGATTGCGCACCGACTTGATCTTGAGCTCTTGGTCAAAGCTCGTCGCCGAGACGTACTCCGACAGGATGCGGATATAGCCCCAGCCGCAGTCGATCGCGTTGGTGCCCGCTACGTCATACGCGACGCTCGCCTCGGAAATGGTCTCGATGTGCCGGATCAGCCCCTCGACGACTTCGGCCGTCTGAATGTCGGCACCGCCGTCGACCGGGTGCGCCTTGATGCGCGGCCGTTGCTGGCGCAGCGTGTTCTCGACGCGCCGACACACCGTATCGGTGAGGTTGATCGTGAGCGCCGGCCGCTGATCGAGCGAGCGCGAGTTCTCGATGTCGTCGGGCCACTGCTTGACGTAGCGGAACTTGCGATCTTCCTCGGCGCCCTTGCGGTTCTCGGTCTCGGCATCCGAGGCGAGCTGTAGGCGTGCCGCGCACTCCGCGAAGATCTGCGTGTCGGTTTGCGCGGGCTCGGCGTAGTCGGCGTCTTTCACACAGCGAGCTCGCGCGGCGGTCCGCCGCCGTAGAGCATATGGTCATGTTCGACGCTCAGAACTTCGAACGCCTTCCCACATGCCAGCGCCGTAATCTCGAGTCGCTGACCGCAGACATACGCATCGCGCGCAATCATGTAGCGAAGAACGCCGGCACCACATGGGCAGTCGTAGATATGATCAAACCCATACCGCTCTCTGATCTGTTGAGCGTTCACGCCAGCGATCTCAACACCGCCGCCACTTCCATGATCGCCTCGCGCTGTGCCTTGAACACGGCGTCGACGCGGCTTTGCGAGTCCATCATGCCGACGCGCAGCGAGAGCGATGCGTCGAGCCGGTCGGCGCAGTCGCGAAGCGTCTGCAATAGGCCAGGGGAGAGCGGCGCCCGGCCGCGACGTTGGACAACGGTGGTTTGTTCGGCGCTCACGACGCCCTCGCCTGGTTTCTGATCGAGGCGAGCTCGAAGCGCGCCAAACGGTCTTCGAGGTCGTTGATGTAGCGGGCGCACATCAGGTAATCGGCGGCGACCCTGAGCAGCAGGGCGGCGGCCTTCTCTTCGCAGTCGGGCGCAGCGGCGGCTTTGCGAAACTCGCCTGCAGCCGTTCGCATCTTGGCGGCGATGTCCTCGCGCTTACTCATCGCGCACCACGCACACATCCTCTTCGCGGCAGAGCACGTGCAGCTCGGTGCCGATCACGAGCGTCTGGAACAAGTACCCGTTGATCTCGAGCCCGCCGAGCTCGACCACATCGCCCACCTTCACCTCGGTCGGGCGAAAGGCGCGCGAATCCCACATCTTCGAGCGGTCTTTGTTGTAGCGCTTGGGGTAGCAGCCCGGACCGGCCGCAACGACGACCCCGCGCAGCGTCTTGCGAGTTTGGTCAACGACTTCGATGATCGCCGACGGCTCCCACTTGAGCGCGCGAACGATGATTTGATCGCGCAACGGCCGAAGTTTCGTGCCCGCCGGCAAGTAGTCGGGCTTAGACGTGATGCGGGCGTATGCGGCTTCGCTCATCGCATCGAATCCTAGCGATGATGCGAGCGATCAAACGGGCTTCGTTGGGGGAGTTTGGCCGATTATTGCAGTCGGTACGCTACCGCACGCTGCGTGCCTAGCCCATCCAGCTAGACGGCCCGGTCGCCACACGCGAAGGCGACGGCCCTGCACGCTTCTCTTTCGCAGGCGCGACGATCGCCGGGAAGAGCTCGGCGAGCGCCCACACGAGTGCGTCAGCTCGATTCGGTGAGCCCTGGCCCGTGTAGCCGATCGTGGAGAGCGCGCACAGCTCGTCCTCGAGCTTCGATAGCAACCCCACGTGGCGCACCTTGCCCTGCTCGTAGAGCGCGGAGAAGGGTTCAGCACGAAGGTGCTTGCCGCGACTCGCCGTGACTTTCTTGAACGGCGTGCGCGGCCGCGCGGTCATGATGGTGGTACGCACCATCTCGCCGCCGAAGTTCACTTCGCCCACGATCACGTCTGCGGCGTGTCGATCGTAAGCGTCGGTCGCTACTCGGCCCCACGTCGCAGGCCCCGCCTTGATCGAGCAGTCCTCGAGCACGTACGCATTGCCGTCGGTGCCAAGCCCCGCGACCGCGATCCCGATCTCGTCATTGTCGGCGTTGTCCTCATCGCCCGAGCCCGAGGGGTCGACGCCGATCACCACGCGCACGAACTGCGGCAAGTTGCCGTCCATCACGCGCCATCGGTCAATCACGGCCTCATCGAACAGCGCATTCGGTGTCGCGTCCGCGTACTCGCCGAACTCGAACCGGCGGCGCATACGAGCCGAGAGCCCGGCCAGCATCTTCAGCGTCTCGGGGTTGATGTTCGCTTCGTTATCGCGCGGGTTCATCTTCAGCACCGCGAAGTCCTCAGGATGCGCAAGCGGCTTCTTGGTCTCGGGGTCCACTTTTTGGTGGAACACGCGATAGGTCCAATGGGCCTTGCTCGGCGGATTGCAGTCGTAGTACGCGCGCAGCGTCAAGATGCCGGCCGGCTTCTGGTCAATCACTTTCTCGACGCGCTGCGCGAGGCGCGTGACCAGAATCTCGCGCGAGTGCCAACTGATTTGCGAGCACTCGTTCAAGAAGATCGTGCTGTACTCGGCGCCTAGAATCTTCTCGGTCCGCTCTTTGTCGTCGAGCCCCGAGAACCACACTTGCGAGCCGTTGCCGAGGTCCGCGAACCAGTCGCGCTTGTCGATGTGATACTTGAGCCCCGGAAAGCACGCCTTCATCACGGCCGGGAACGTATCGTTGATGATGAACGCCGAGACGTGATTGAAGCGAAAGCGCGAGATGAGATGCCTAGAGCCCGGCGCCATCAATGCGCGCATCACGATATTGCGGACGTGTAGCCACGTCTTGCCGCTGCGCGAGCCACCTTCGAGCATTAGGTGATGCGCTTCGCCCGCGAGCATGTCCAGGGCTTCGAGCTGCTTAGCGGTGAACGAGAAGGTCAAGGCTAGTCAGGCCAAACGAAGTACCGACCATCGACAATGCTGTAACAAACCCAACCCGCGAAGCCGCAGCTCTTCCAAAGACGAGCGCTATCGGCCTCACGCCACGCTCTAAGTTTCCAGTCGTATACGACTCTCCGCTTCACGACGCACACGCCTCGCACCACATCCCGACGAACCGCGCGGCCGGCTGGTAGCACTTCGCGCACTCCATCTGCGAGAGATAGCCGTGGCACTGCATACGGCCGTCGGCGAGCATCGCGAAGCGCACGGACTTGCACCCCTGCTCGCGTAAGTGCTGCTCGGCGCTGTCGCGATTCTCGGCGGTGTCGCCGATGCGCATGGTGATGTAGTGGCCGTCTTTCACAGCTTCTCGTCCGTGCTCGTGGTCCGCACTGCAACGGGTCCGCCATCAGCACCGCTCAATTCGGTACGCATGAAATCGCCGTATTTCTTCGGCGTCAGCTTCGACATGAGCCACTTGCGAGTATCAACGCGCAGACGAGAGCGGTTGATGTGCTCGGAGTTCAACACTTCTTCGGTCTTGCCGTCCTTGGTCAGCCGCTCCATGTAGTCGTTCGATCCATCGTCCGCTATGTCGATGATTTCCTCGGCCCAATGCTCGACAAGGTTCTCTCTGGCCCTTGCGTATTGGTCGCGAAACTCAGTGTAGCGATCGTCCCTCAGCCACCGCATTATCGTCGCTTTGTCGGGGAAATCTTCGTGCTCGCAGATATGGCGAAGACTCTCGCCGAGGCTTAGCCTCTCGCAAATCCGCATTGCCAGCTCAGCCGTGAACGTAGACGGCCTACCCATCACAACGCCCCATACGTCGCAATCGCACCATACACCTGGATCGCGTGGCGCACCGAGAGCCGACACAGGCGGCGGATGCGTGCGACGCGCTCGACATCCGCCCGTAACAGCAGCAGCCCGCAGCCTTGCGCGTTCTGCACGGTGGCATTGGCCGAGTTCGGCCGCCACTCGATCGACCACTCGGCTGCGAGCTTACCGCGCAGCTTGAGCAGTTGTCCCTCGCTGATGCACATGATTTCGGCCGAGGTCTTGAGATCAATCCACGCCGCTTCGATGACCCGCTGCCCGTTGACCATGCCGTTGAGCCATGTCGTGTTCACTGCGGGCGTCCAGGGGCGTGCGCTCACTTTCGCGTCCATCCGAACAGAATCCGCAGCGTATCGCGCAAGTCGCGGAGCCAGTAGCTGCGGCGCTTTTTCATGATCGGCTCAGTGCGACAACGGCTGCGAGCGCTTCGGCTACAGTCCAGACGACAAACACGGGCATACCTCGCCACGCCTCGCGGAACTCTTTCTGCCGCTTGAGCGTCTTGCTGGCATTGTCGCCACGGGTCCGCCGCTGGGGGTTCTTGATTTCGGCGAGCCCGGTACGGCCGGCGATTCCAAGGAGCACGTCAGGGAGCCCGCCACCGACCGAACCGAGATCGACAGCGGTAGCTCCGGCGGCGCGGAAGGCGTTCACGATCTCGGCGTGATTCGCGTCGCGGCGGCGGGGGTAGTGCTTCATGGGACAGACCGGGGACTTGGGGACATGTTTTCAGGGACAAGGGACACGATCTTGGGGACAACCACAACGGTGGGCCGGGGACATCGGGCGCGAGCTCCCAAGCGAGCATCCTGCCCGATGTCCCCGCGCGCGCGGCTAAGAGAAGAACGGGAACATATACGGCGGCCTGAAAGGCCGCCTATGTCCCCTGAAGAAAGAATCCCCCCAACCC